GTTGGTTGAATTGATTAATTGAGATTTATTGATTTTGCGAAATGCTTTATTGAATAGTCCAAAGCAAAGAGCGTCAAGCATCGTGCTTTTGCCTGAACCATTCGCACCGACAATTAATGTAGTTTGCGTATCTGTAAATTTTATCTCTGTTGGTTGATTTCCAGAAGAAAGAAAATTACGATATGCGATTTGTTTGAATAGTATCATAATCTCTTGGTGGTATCACAAATTCATTTGGGGTAATTATAACATAATTATATCCATACATCTCACAAGTCTTTATCGCCATTTCATCATCAACTTCTACCACAGTCATTTCTGGGTAATCTTCCGCCATTAGAAGACCAGAATACCTTTCCGCATCATCTTCTTCTTCAAAAAAGTACAAAGCCTTTTCACCATGTTCATCAGCTACTGCGTATGCCCCTTCTTCTTCTTTTTCTAAGATAGTGAGTAAAAACATTATTCTACTTCCAGTGCTTCTTTATAAAATTCCCGTAAGAGTTTTTTAATAGTGTTCTTGTCTAATTCAAATTCTGACTCTTCCACATATTTATCCAAAATACTCAACGTATCCTCTGTTGGAATTTCATCGCAATTTACATCTTCATCATAAACATCAACATTCTCAATAATTTTAAGTTCTAATGGATTTACTTTAACTATTGCATCCACAAACTTATCAAACATCTTATAGTCATCTCGTTGACGAACAACGATTTTGACCATTTTATCAGTCAAATAAGATGCGTCAAAATCTTTTGGATTATTATTTTCATAATAAACTCTCTCAAACATTGTATAAGGATTTTGATAATAATCTAGTTTATAATCATCTGTATCAAAAATATGAAATCCTCTTTTATCATTTACATCATTCCAAAACATTTGATATGGATTTCCAAGATAAAAGATTTTACCATCATCACTACGAGTATGATAATGCCCGGAATAAACTCTATCAAACTTTTGAAATACTTTTTTATCTAGTCCTTCTTCGTGAATGTGCCCTGGATAGACTGAAAATCCATTTAGTTCAAGGTGTCCGAAAACAACTTTTGCTTCCGTTTCATCAAGAAGTTCAAAAGTTTCTTTTTCATTATCAGTACATATCCAAGGAAGAAGAACTGTTTTCATTCCCTCAATAGTATATTCTGCTGGTTTAGACACTCTAACTACATTATAATATTGTTGGAGAAGTGTATCTATAGCATTAATTTCATTACTGTTTTTATAATAAGCATCGTGATTTCCCACAATATTATAAACAGTAATTCCTAAATCTTGAAATCTATCATAAACATTTTCCTTTGCCCAATCAAGAGCCCAGTAATCCACACCTTTACGATTATCAAAAGCATCACCCAAATGAATGACTGTTTTGATTTTGTTTTTCTTTAATGTAGGAAAAAATATTTCATCATAAAATTTAGCAAAATACTCGTGAAATGCTTTATTTGCTTTGCGGAAATTATAATGAGTATCAGTAATTAATCCAATCTTCATTGATAATGTTTCATTTGAATGTTTTCTTTAATTGTATTATAATCAGAAGAATTTAATTTATCCCCATCAACAGAAAATACTTGATCAAAACCACTCCTTTCAATAATCTTTTCTTTAATTTCCATCTGTCTTTTTTCTTTCTGAATACGACGCAGGAAGGCATAATAAACAATCTGTGTAAAATACGCAAATGGATTTGTACGTTCTACATCAAAGTTATTAATATACTGAACACAATTCTCAATACCATCTGAAATCATATCTTCACGGAACATATAATTCACAAAGTTTGGACGATATGATAAATGAGTGGCAATTTTTAAAAAACAATCACCAATATAATTAGGAATAATTGGATTGGGTAATCCTTTTTCCTTTGCAGTATTTACTTTAATTTTATAATTAATCAATGCATCGTGAAAATCTTTATTATTTACATAATGTGGATTTTTCTTTACTTTATTCATTTTTGAATTTAACATAACTGATTACTTTTCGTTATTATAACACACAATAGCAATAGTTGACAACTATAGAGAATGTGCCTATAATCACTCTGTTAGGGTTGAAGATAAGTTATATCTTTAAATAGATTTATAGAGTTTTTCTAAGGTTATTCTGGCATCAGCAATCGAGGACAAATAACCCATTTTAGAAGTGAGTTCACTTTTATTAGATTTTTTACTTCTCTCTCTAACAAACTTTTGATGTATTTTGATTAAATCTTCATCCGTTATTTCAGTCATTGTTATGATTTTTTCCATATCCATTACAAACATACTACCATCAGCAAACTTTATCCAAGGACTTACTTTGATAGTTGATATTCCAAGTTGACGAATTGTTACGGTTTCCATAGTAATTGGATTATCTAAAATTAAAACAATCCTATCGTCTTCGTCACAAGGACAAACTTTGGAAAGTATTTCCTCACCTGATATTAATTTAATGATAGCATAAAAATCTTCTTCCATTTATTTTTTAAAGTCTAGTTGTATAATTTCATAATTAAACTTTTCTTCATTATAAATTTTAATTCTTTCGATTAAATGATTTAAAGTATAATTTTTTTTTGATTTGTAAGTAATGTCGTCTGCAATATCGTAAAGAACTGCTTTATTTTTGTTTTCTCCTTTTCGGAGAACTCTACCGATAGATTGTAAATTTCTTACTCTTGATTTACTTGGACTAGCAAAGATAATATTATGGAGATTTTTAATATTAATACCAGTACTAAATGTTCCATAAGAAGCAACGATAATTGAATCGTTTTCTTTTTCGGTAATTTCTCTTACCTTTTCTCTTTCCTCAGCATCCACACCACCGTAGACAAAAAATATTTTTCTATCTTTTGCTGCTGAACTATTTATCATCTCATATAAAGGTTGCCCGTGAGTTTCAACACGACTATAAAGAATTAAAGTATTACCCTTCAAATCCAAAGATAAATTTTTAATAAAATTGTTTCTCTTGTCGTGGGTAATCAAATACTGAATTTCTTCTTCGTATTCATCAAATTGATGTTCATTGTGTTTTAATAAAAGAACTTTGATTTGTAGTTTTGATAGATAACCTTTTTCAATAAGTTCCTGTGTTTGCGTAACCTTGTATGAGGGACCGAACAGACCCTCTAGAACCCACTTGTGAGTTTGTGAACCATCCAAAGTACCAGTGAACCCAAAACGATACTTTGTATTGTCCATCTTTGTCATAATACCAACCAAAGATTTAGACTTAAATTGGTGTGCTTCATCCCCAATCACCACATCAAAATTCTCAAAGAAAGATCTAGGAAGATTATAAATTGATTGCCAAGTCGTAATGACTACATTTTTATTTGTAGACTTTTCTTTTCCAGAGTAAATCTTATGGCAATATTCTTCAGCATTCCACCCATAATCCTCAAAGTCTTTATACATTTGTTCTACTAATGAAGTAGTAGGAACAATCAATAAAATATTATGTTCTTTTTCTACAAAGTATCTAACGATTGAGTAAATCATCAAAGACTTACCAGAAGCAGTTGGAGAAATTAAAAGCTTACGATTATACCTGAGAGCATCATACACAGCATCTACTTGATAGTCTCTTGGTTCATGCCTTGATATACTCTTCATATAATCAGAGACACCTTCCACCGAAATCATTTCATTCTCCTCAAATGGAGAACCATAAAATTTATTATCTTTGAATTCTACTGTATATTCACAGTTTTTTGCCCAAGCAACTAGTTTATCCAAAAGACCAACATATAGTTCACCAGTATGATTGCTATAAAGTCTTATTTTTCCATCCCAATATTTGCTCCTATATTGAGGCATAAAACGGGCATTTTCTATCTCAAAAGTAAAATGCTCAGACAACTCTTGGTGAATATGTGGTTCAGTCTCAACCCTTAAATATATTTCATTTTTTTTTGATATAATCAAATGATTCATAATTTTAATTTATGTTAAAAGTATTTATTTACCTTTTGTGACCTTGTTTTCTTCTTTCGGCATAGTATTTTTTTAAAGATTCGCTTTTTTTATT